ACGACCACCATTTACCATAAACGTCATCCGCGCTCTTCGCATACGGCGAAGAGCATTGGGATCTATTCTTCGTGGCCTGGCCTGTCCCACATTATTTTCATTTGTGTTTGAGTTTGTATTAACGATCCGCAACTCACGGGCTCTATTGTAGTTATTTGTGTTGTAGTTTGAATTATTAATTCGTACCGCATTATTATTGGCTGGGTCTCTCATGTTACAATTATTAAAGATTATAATTTAATAAAATGTAAATGGATGACGATTTTATATTAGAGATTCCAAATGTTTTTTCACAAGAGATGTGCGAAACTATTATTAATAAGTTTGAAAATGATAATAAGTTTCAAATTGATGGAAAATTGGGTGGTGAATCTGATCAATTTTTAAATAAAAATTGGAAAGATAGTAAGGAATTATGTATTAATCGCACACCCGGATGGGAACAAATCAATCAAAATATACGCGTTCATTTTGGAAATGCGCTCGTGAAATATGTAGAACACGTGAAAAATATTTGTAGGAAAGCCGGTATAGAAAAAGACGGAGATTTAGATTTTGTGTGTGATCATACTTTCCCCCCATTAGTTGTTCAAGATCATATGATTCAAAGAATACCAAAAGATAGACACTATAGATGGCACCAAGATTATCAATCTAATGAAAATCGAATGTTTACAAGTTTTATATACCTGAACACACTCGGACCAGATGGTGGGGGTAGAACAGATTTCATTAATGGGCGAAGCGTGGAACCGATTGAAGGTAAGATGGTAATATTTCCATCGACGTGGACACAAATACACACCGGACGATTAGTAAAAGCAGATGCTAAGTATATTTTAGTGACAAATGTATGCAGAAATTATGGAATATAAAAATTACAGTGAATAAATCTATATGAAGACATACACATCCCTTGATGGTATTCAAATTAAAGTTGGCGAAACTGCAAAGGAGAATGATGACTTAACCCTTTCGAGTTACTCCAATGAGTGGTGGATGCATGTAGATGGAGGTGCTGGAGCGCACGTCATAGTGTGTCACGAGGAACATACAATTCCTAAAGAAACAAAGAGGGATGCGGCGATCCTGGCGATACACCACAGTAAAACCGCAAATACAAAAATGATTCGGGTCAACCTCGTGAGGGTTAATCAAGTCATAAAAAATGAACGAATAAAAAACCACGGACAAGTCTACCTGGATGGTGAAGTCGTACAACTCACAGTCTACCCAAATAAGGAGAAGGAGAGACTTGCCAGGCTATTAAAAAAATGATATAGTATAGTATAATGTCTTTACCAATTATCATCGGCGTAGTCGTGATAATTTTGATCGCGATAGCGGTAACAATTTTCTTGAATAAGGAAAAATTATGTAATAGTGTATCGTTCGCAAAGAATTTGTCGATGTGTAAAGGTTCGGCACCAGCACCAACGACAACACCAGCACCGCCAGTTGACCCTTATGACACACTATCAGATAGTATCGGAAATAAAATATCCAATTTATAATATAATATGAACCGAGAACAGACTATGAACATTATCCTGGCAATGGTTCTTATCGCAATTGTCTACCTCATCTACCAGAGGACGCGAGTGTCATCTCAAACTCAATCGGAAAAGATGATAAGAGAACTATACAGCATAAAGGATGCCCTCATTCCAAAAAAGTATATTGAAAAGTATCGATCTGAAGGTAACAATGGTTTAACGATTGTTGGTACCGTGATGGAACAGGTCGTTGATATGATGATTGCTATCCTCAAGCAAGGACCAACCAGGGAAATGATTGACACTATTGTGAAAAATCCCGCGGATGCTACCACTATAGCTGAGGCAATAGAAACTGTTGGTGCTCAAATTGTCAGTGAAGTTAGTAAAAACAATATTTTTAGAAAGGAAACTGTCAGGACTATTAGTATCGCCCAGGATGGTACGGAAATACCAGAAGCTCCAAGAACTGTTTACAGACCAGATAATAATTCTATGACGAGTATTGCTGAACGAGGTATGAGAGCGGGTGTTCTCAAGGTTGTAGACGATACGTCAAAATATGATAAATACTATGAAGCCACAAAAAATATTCTTTTGGATGTGGAGCGTACAACAAACCCAGATGCCACGGATGAACGCTTCCCAACCAAGGAAGTATTTAAGTCTGAAATTATGCCACAGGTTAGACAGTTAATTTCCAGTCAGAATATAGGACGTTCACCATCGCCACCATCACAGGCACCACCTACTTCACCATCTACTGGAGTGACACCACAAGCGGGATAGTCATGCGAAAAAATAAAGATATCACTTAAAGTTTAGAACTTTTTTTAGTAAAAGATGGAATATATTTTAGAAATTGAGGATGTCTTAACTAAAGAGTTCTGTGAAGATGTCATTTCTCGGTTTGAAGCTGATGAAAATAAGATGATCGGATCAACAATTGGTGGGATAAATGAAAATATTAAAAGAAGTATAGATTTAGCAATTTCTCGGCACGATGTGAGAAAGAATTGGGATGATGTCGTTGATAAAGTGGGACAATGTGTAAATGCGGGACTTTCTGAATATGTAAGACATGTTACTAACGAAGGACTAGATCGTTGTGGTGCAATAGAAAGAACGATGTATGACGTGACAATTGGTTTACCTCAAATACAAAAAACCGAAAAAAATGGTTTTTATACTTGGCATCATGACGGAGATCAAAATAGGATTATTACTTACATACTATATTTAAATGATGTTGAAGACAGTCTTGGTGGGGCTACCGAATTTTTAGGTGGGAAGAAAGTACAACCCAAGGCTGGTAAACTTGTCTTATTTCCCGCAAATTATACATACATTCATCGCGGTGGCAAATTAAAAGAAGGAGTTAAATATATCCTTACAAATTTTTGTTATGCGGGTAAACCGATCATACTTCACATTCCAGAACAACAAGTTGCAAAAGACGAAGCCTATTAAAAAGATGAGACGTGTGTAATACAAAATGTCCCTCAAGGACACTGAAGAAGTCACATCCCGTGAGAGTCCAGATGCTATGGACAAACGCTTGTTTAAAGCCAAGCTGGCTGCGATGGAAAAGGCTATGAAAGGCGAAAAGATCCGCTACAAGTCCAAACGAGACCCCGAGAGATTCTTGGATTTCTTGGAGTATCGATTGAAGATTTGGGAAAAGCTTCAAGATGAGACATTCTACGCGAAGCGAATGTATGCAAAGACGAAGGAAGTCATTGAGGGTCTCAGTTGAGACTCGAGTAGTGACCAGCAATGTAATACACATCTTTAAAACCCAATTCCTCTAATTTCTCTGCCGCAAATCTGGCTCGTTGCCCAGTGTTGCAGTAGACGAGCAACCCCTTCTTTGGAAGTTCCGCAGTTGTCTTCTTGTTAATTTTATTGACTGGGATATGGAGAGCTCCCCGATAATGTCCAGCTCTATATTCCGCGATCGTACGAACATCGATGACCTTCTTTATCTTTCCCGAACGAATCATCTTCTTGGCGTCTTTAGAACTTACGAGGTTTTCACCAAAGTATGTGTACGCGGCGGCTGCTGCGATGGTACCAGCAATAATGAATGGGAGTACCATTTATAATATACTTAGATTTTACTCCCCGCCCAATTCACAATCTGTGTGAGTGTCCAAGAAGGTTTGATGTTCGTTGTGAGGTCAAGCTTCATTAAACTTTTTTGTACTTTCTCAATATCAAGGTCATTGACAAGTTTTGGTACTTGTACTATATGATTTAGTTTAAATCTATTCCCCTGTGCGTTTGTGACTTTGAGATAATACGGAAAGTTTGTAACAAAGTATTTCCATCTGAGGGTCTTTCTTTTTGAGGGTGGTACATATTTATGAATGAGACCCCACACAATTCGTTTAATGAAGACAAGTCTGTCCCGTGGATCCTTGGGACCGAGGGGTGTTCCCAATGTGTCATGCATCATGGCTATGAAAGCCTCAATGTAGCAAAAGTGGTGTTGAGACAATTCATCGTATTGTGAAATCTCAAAAGACTTTTTAAGAACGCGTGGGTTCCGTATACTAATCTTTGTATCCTTGAGGAGTTTCTTGTAATTGTTCACATCTGTGGTCACAAAACCACCCGTTGGTTGAAATGGG